TTTCTTCCTCGGCTTCCTCAGTTACGGCAGGCTTTTCACCTTGCACGTCGGAAAGCTCAAGAGAACTCATCTCCTGTTCGTAGCTGGCCAGTTCGCTAGTCCCATTGTCTAGGGAGTTCCTCGTATCCAATGGATCGAGGACCGTTGAGTCGTCTTCCGGCAAGTCGGCTTGCGCCTGATCTGTGTCTGACATGGAAACGATGGGCCTCAGTCTTGATGTTTCGTCAAGATTGTTGTTTATTTTTTTTGAACCTGTGCAAAATACAGGCATGAACTCCGAAATTCACCGCCTCCAAGGGCAGCTGTCCCGTGCCGAATCCCGGATCGACGCGTTCCATAGAGAATTGGATTCCGTCACGTCAAAACTCAGGGGAATGACTGACGAGCAGATTTTCGTCCCTTCCGGCGTCCCAGGGTTTTCCAATAGCTACCGAGTGTTGGGAAACCTCCTTGGTGCGATTCCAGCTGCCGATGATTCGCTGAATTACCAATGGAAAATCAGCCCGTCGGTTTTGACCAATACTGAACCGCTGGTTGATATTGATGGCGGAACCATTGCCACTCAGGGAGCGTTTGGAGCGGAATTCGTTACTGTCCCTGCTGTCGCGGGGCTCGCCGTTGCGGATGAGTATTACGTCTATATTTCATTCACCCGCAATACTGCCACCCGTGAAATAATAAACGAACCGGTTATTGCCGCTGGACTGGTTGTCCCCAATTCATCCGAAATAACACAATATATCAAACTCGGGAAAATTTTTCTGGATGAAGGATCGATCACCAAAATCATCCAACTTCGCTTCGAGGAAATAAACGTGTGGGAGGATCTGGCCGTGGCGAACGGTGAATTCAAGTTGGTATCCTTGGAGATGTCAGGCAAGAACCCTTACGCTCTTCCCTCCCCCCCCTCCCCATGAGTGCATCAGGAGTATTCACCCGCATGAAGCGCGTCACCTTCGTGAAGAAGGAAGCATCGGAAGTTGGAGACGGAACCGCGTGGCCAATGCTTGCCACGCTGGATCAGGTCGCGGAGATCATGTATCGCGTCAGAGACGCGTGGTTTACCTCCGGGTCGACGGTCAGCAGTTATGTGGTTGAAGATCCGTATGCAGATCCTCCGACTTCCATCACACACACTGTAACAACTGCTGTGCAAGGAACGCCAATAGCACAGCTAGTCAACTCAATAAATACTCGAAATAATCCATTCGGGACAAATTATGAATACGCTCGCGCATATCATGTCAGTGAGTCAATACCTGCAAAATTTGATTCTTATTTTGGGGAAGAATACTCATTGTACGGTTACGATACTTTCCGTGATTGTAATAGTGAGATTGGCATTTGGTATCCAGATTACGGAATACTCGGTGGCGGCATCATAGGTTACTACTATCCTGGCAACCTTGATACAGGTTTTCGCTGCGGTTTCAGCCACAACGTAGGCTCTTTTGCTAGTTATTTTGGATTAGACCCATCTCCATCTGGTTTCTACAAAGTAACTACTACTGATGAATATGACGGCGGTTCAAGCGTAACAGGCGCTGGTGCATGGGTTATTTTCACGGGGGAAGTTGCATATGTAGGAGACAGTCCAACGTCTCCAACTGCACAACTTTACGTTGGCTTAAAAATTGGTTGTGAGGGAGGATCTTTTTACGGCGTTAATACATCTAGCGATTATTTCAGTGGCGTTCCATCTTACGACACAGGTGCGAATTTTGTTCTCGGCCTTGCGGGCGGTGATTCAGTTTCTTGCAAGCTCTACTCTCCAGACACATACGATTCCGTAAGCAACTTCGTCCTCCAAGCTCAAGAATGGTGGCCCTACGCCAAGGCGGGTGGACCTGTCTGGAACTCCGCGACTGGTGCGAAGTTATGACCGTTCGCCCTGCTTCAAGACTCTCATGCTTGAATTCTTCGCTTCAATCGGCCAGCGCAAGACTTCCATGATCCCAAGACGGAACTGCCGTTTCGCCTCGCGCTCTTCCGGCGAAAGTTCTCCGTGAAGGATTTCATCGGCTAGCATGTCGGCGCGGAACTTGAATTGATCCATGAACCGGGCGAACTCCTCGCTCTTGGATAGGAAGTCGATGTCCGCAACCGTGGTGGTAGCGGAACGCATCATGTCGTTTCGTTGGGATGGGCTCATAGGTTTGGCGTTCCTTGGCGTGGTTTCGGCGCGGCGGCGGCGGCAGTCCCAGCGGCATCCGGGCCGCCACCTTGCGGTGGAAGTTGCAGTTGCACCGGTTGAATCACCTTGTCGGCGTTCTTCACCTGGAGGGCTTTGAGCATTCCACGATACATGTCGGCGGTGACGGTCTGGACCTCGAACGGCTGCGCGTAGAAGTCTTTCACCAACTGCGTCGAGCGGATCGAGCTTTCAAGGATCTGCTCGCCCCGGTGGCGCTCCAGCAAAACGCGGGTGTCGATTTCCATGTTAGAAATGTCGCCGGCATTGATTTCACGGAACTCCCCTGCCCCTTCGCCACCTTCGCCTTCCTCGAAATACCGATACACTTCGGTGTGGTCGAGGCGCGACATCATAAGTTTGACCATCTTCGACAACGATTCGGAAATCCCCGTCTCCAGGTGGCCAAGGTGGAGCGAGAACAATTCCTGCCCTGATTTCTCGATGTTCCGAACGCCCGTGGCGAGGCTGCTGGATTCAAGCCCCGCAAGCTGCGCGTCGTTCGCATTGGCTACGCCGCTCTCGTTGGTCATGAGTTGCATGAAGAACTCGGAGAGTTGCTGGACCTGCTCGCCTGTGTGGTTTTCGAGATAGACAGACTCCAAGCAATCCTTGGCGGTTTTCCCCGGCGCTGGGGTGTAGGTGCCGCCCCAATTCAATTCGAGGTTCTGGTTCGCCCTGCCTTCAATCGTGTTGTGCGGGTTCCAGAAATCCACGCGGGCGGATTTCGAGTTGCTGAAATTCCAGCGGTTGACGAGCAGGTCCACAATCTGCTGGGACGTGTTGAACATCTCCATCGCGCCGATGCCATACCAGCGCCCAGGGACTTCATTAGCGCGGGTGACTGAGAACGGACGCAATCCGTCAGCGGTGATATTCGCCTCGTAGTCGTAGAAGATCGGGGCGCGGCTGCGGCGGTCAATGAGCAGCATCACGTCTTCAAGGATGCCGTCGCCGTCGCAGTCGTAACGAAGGTGAAATTCCGCAATTTCGATGATCGGCTGCGACTGCTCCTGCTTCCCGGTGTAGTCCATCGAGCTATCGACGCTGTTGGAATTCTGGTTGCTCTTCGTTTGCGACGACGACGCCGCCAGCGTGCGGAGCAGATCAACTGCCTTGCGGGTGGATTCCGCCTTCTCCTCGGCGCTTGCGTCGGCATTGATTGCCTTCTTCCACTCGTCGGCCAAGTCCATCAGCGGGCGGTCGTAGAGGTGAACGACGCAATCCGCCTGTTGAATTGATTCCGCTTCAAGCGGGCAGAGGAAGTCCATGTAATTGATAACCTTCGCCTCAACGCCCTTGTAGTGGGTGATCCGGCGCGTGATGGGTTTTTCGACAAACTGCATGGTTGGCGGCTGGGGGGTCACACCATCGCGCTTCAAGACGGTCAAACCAGACGGCACCATCTGGCCGGTCGCCGGGTCCGGGGCGGCCTCCATGATCCACGGGTCATCTTCGAGGATGTAATCACCATCGGACCCGAGAATGTCCGCACCAAACTCATCGACCAGCACGGCGGCGCTGGTCTTGTAAATCTGACTCCGATTCGCCCACGACGTTTTCACCACGGCCTCACCGATGATGAACGACCGCTCAACGCCCATTTCCTCGGAGCGCTTGAGTTTCGCCTGATCCATCTTCCACCGGATGTATCGGTCGGCCTTGTCGGCGCGGTCGCGGTCGAGCGCACCGACCGGGTAGATGGCAAACCACGGGTCCGTGCCGAAGAAGTAATTCACGGCGCGGGCGATCATCTGGCGGCAGATCCGCCGTGCGGCCGGCACGACAAGATTGGAATCCGCGAAGATTCCGCCAAGCAGACGACTGCGCCAGCCGACCTCGTTCTTGTA